AGGTTCAGGTCTTGCTAATGTTGGCGGCGGTGGTGGAGGCAATAGAAATAGCGGTAGCAATAACTTTGAACAACCCGCTTCACCAGGCGGTTCAGGTATTGTAATTGTTCGCTACACAAGAAGCCAAGTGGATTAAATGAGTGGCGTTCTAGGCGGTCTCATTGGGGCAATAAAAGGAATAACAGTTCTTTCATCTGTTGAATACCTTGTTGTTGCAGGTGGAGGTCGCGGCGGCGGTTATACGGACGCATCTTCAGGTGGTGGCGGTGCTGGTGGATTATTAACTGGAAGTTTGAACATATCCACAGGAGTTTCTTACACAGTAACCGTTGGAGCAGGTGGAGCAGGCGGAGCAACCAATGGCGGAAGTTCAGTTTTTGCCTCAATATCTACAACAGGTGGAGGTAGAGGTGCAACGCCAAACTCTGCTTCAGGATCAAATGGTGGCTCAGGCGGCGGTGGCGCAACAGGCGTTTCAAATGGCGCTGGCACTAGCGGACAAGGAAACAATGGCGGAAGCGGCTCAGGTAATCCTCCTGATAACGCAGGCGGAGGCGGCGGTGGAAAAAATGCTGTTGGTGGAAATGGTGGTGGTGGTGCAGGTGGTGCAGGTGGTGCAGGTTTAACTTCAAGCATTAGCGGATCTTCTGTTACTTACGCAGGCGGAGGCGGCGGCGGCGGATACTACACAGGCGGTGCAGGCGGTGCAGGCGGTGGCGGTGCTGGTGGTGGCGGCCCTAGTGGTGATGGTGGAGTTGCTGGAACTGCAAACACTGGCGGAGGCGGCGGAGGCGGCGGTTTAGCCGTACCTGGTGGATCGGGTCGTGTGATTGTTCGCTATCCGGATACATTTCCCGCAGCGTCATCTACAACTGGTTCTCCAACCGTCACAACAACAGGTGGTTTTAGAATTTACAACTGGACAGGAAATGGGAGCATAACTTTTCAATAAAAAGTTATCTAACCCATAACATTCCTACATCTGCGGTAGGGCGTAAATTGGCAACTTTCCAACCGCCGTCTATCCATTCATCAGATGTGAGTTGATGCCAGGCATAAAGTTGCTTGTCATTATTGGATTGCAATTGACCCCATTGTTGGGGTGCTTCTAAATGGTTCACAATGTATTGCGCGGCCATTTCTTTATAGCCCAATGTGTGCAAGTAATCTAATTGGGCTTCATGATGTTTAATTGTTTCAAATGTCCACTCAAAACAAAGCATGCCACCGTAGTTGCGTGTCATTCCTGCAAATACTTCCCACTCAGCACCCTCAACATCAATTTTAATTAGATCAGGGTTGCCGTACTTATCTGCAAGTGTGTCTAAAGTAATTGTGTTTACCTCAATCTCACGGTGAGGTTTTCCTGCGTATGGAAGATCTTTATGAGTGAGCCAATCTATGTTTAGCGTACTGAGCCCATCTTCCTCAGCCTCATAAAATTTAGCGCGCATGTTGTTAGCACTTGCTACGGCCATTCTAAGAGGCACAACATTTGGGTTATAGATAAAGTTACTAACTAACTCTGAAAACACGCGTGGAGCGGCTTCTAAGGCTATTACGCGGTATCCCTGGTTAAGCCCTGCAAGCACTGCGTCACCGCGATTAGCGCCAACATCAAACAGAAGCATGGCCAATCCTTTCAAGATTGTGCTGCACTGCGGATTTGTACGCTGGCTCTATGTCCATTTCATTTAATCGTTTTAGTATTTCAATGCTTTCATCTGCGCGCCCGATCCACCAGGCGCTTACTGCCTTTTCAAACAACAGCACATATTGACCTTCATAACCAACATGAACAGGAAGCACTGAGTTAAGTTGATGATGCAATCCAATGTTTGCCCAGGTGTAACACTCTTGCCATTGGCCTAAGCGTTCATGGAACTGGGCTAGTAAAAAATAACCTTCAGGACGGTACGGCAAATAAGCCACAGCCTGCAATAAACAATTACTCACAGTTGCCTGGCGGTCATTTTGGTCATCAAAACAATGGGCCGCTTTAAGAAGTGACGCATAAACCAGGGTGGGGTGCGTTATATGACCGTATTCAGCGGTACGCAAATAGAAAGAAACGGCTGATGCTGTTTGGTTTTGCCTCTCATACTCCACCGCTACATCAAAATTAAGCGCTGGATTGAACGGATCTTTAGATAGTTCTATAACTAATTGCTCAATTTTCATACGCTAATGCCTCCACAATCAGATCTTCTACCACTACACCAGGTACTTGCAAGACAAAAGCGGCGTTATCCTGGAAACCAAAAGACACCAAAAGGTTACCTTTGTGAACCGCCGCCCCTACACAGAATTCAACGCGAGCATCTAAGAATGAGAATTCCTTACTTAGCCCCACAACATTTAGTTCTTGATCCCATACAACTAAACGGTGACGGTAAATTGCATCTTTCTGCTTTAGGTAATTCTTAAACAGATCTACTTCATGGGTAATGGATATGTACATATTGCCCCACCGTATGACCTGGCTAGATCCACGCTGATCTTTAGGCGCAACCGCTGTTGGCTTAACAAATACCTGCTCACACTCCCCGCTTATGGGATTGGCATAAACTAATTCTGTTGGCATAGTCCATTTGATGAAGTGGTAAGGCTTATCTAGGACGGGTATCCAATTCTTCTCACAATAAGAAGCATCAGGAGCAGGGGCTTTAATGCGCACACGCCTGACTTCTTTGACTGCCCAGTTATCCCAGTCAATCTCAATCCGGCTGTACTCCATGCGGCCTACGCCATTAGTTGTTGTATCGCGGCGAACTCCCACTAGGTAGTAATCATCTAGCCACTGAATAACGCGGCAATCTTCTTCACCTACAAACTCCCAAATAGGTTCAACATCTAATTCAGATGTATCCACTTTGGCATGGTGGGTCATCTCAAGATCATCATTGAGGCGGCATAGATAATTGACTGTTACTAAACGGCGATCCTTTTCAGGGTGCAGATACGACAGTGGCCCAAATCGGCTAGGAAACCTTTGATCATTTTCTGCGTGGTACAGCGTGTAATTAACATGGCGTAAGTTCACAAGAATGTTGCCTTTGTCATCAATAAAAATTGATGGGTTCATTAGCCCTGTACCGCTAGTTAATCCGTGAGGAATTACCAGGGGTGCAAGTTTGCCACCGTGTTGAACTGCCTTCTCTACTAAGTTCATAAACCTTACAATACATGATGTTCAGAAAATCGCTATCATTACAACACGCCTGATTTTCAAGGGGCATAACAAGGGAGATACGCATGGGTCTGCGTGACCGTATCGCAAGAGCAATAGCAACTGGCAACATTGAAAAAGGCCCTAACCTGCCTGCCGGTGCTACAACAATCGGCACTGATGCACTTATGGCCCAAACTGGTTTAGCAATGCAACAGACATACGGCAACAATGTCGCACTCCCACGCGCACCATTTAGCGCAACAGTTCCATTTGGCCCAGGCAATCCAATTATCCCTGGTGCAATTAACCCAATCAATCCCGCAACAGGCCGCCCTGAACCGCGCCGTTATGAGTACCAGGTTGCTCAGAACATTAACATTGTTCCAACGCGCTTAGTTCCATTTTCAACATTAAGAGACGCGGCGGATAGCATTGACATTTTGCGCCGTTGCATTGAAGTAACTAAATCAAAGATGAATGGCTTACAGTTTGACATTGTGCTTGGTGCAGACGCATCAGAAAAAATTGCCGCAGAGTCAGGTGGTGATCATGTGCGCGCTATGGCGAAAGCCCGCGAAAAGTACACAGATGAAATTAACCGCATGCGTACATTTTGGGAAAACCCTGATAAGGCAAATGGTTACACATGGCAGGACTGGATTAACATTGCCGTTGAGGACATTCTTGTAATTGATGCGCTTGCTGTTTACCCACAACCAACAGTAGGTGGCGATTTATACGGTTTCCAAATTCTTGATGGTTCAACAATCAAACCACTTATTGATGACCGCGGTATGCGCCCAATGCCACCCAACGCCGCGTTCCAACAAATTCTTTATGGTTTCCCACGCTCAGAGTTTGCCGCAACAGAAGAAGATCCAAAAGCAGATGGTGAATTCACATCTGATCAATTGGCTTACATGGTGCGCAATCGCCGTTCAACAACTGTTTATGGATTTAGCCCAGTAGAAAGAGCGCTTCCACTGGCTGACATTTATTTGCGCCGCCAACAATGGATCAGAGCAGAATACACAGATGGTGTTATGCCTGAACTTATGTTTACAACTGATGAAGATTGGGGAACTAACCCTGATCTCTTGCTTGCTTATGAGCGTATTCTTAATGATGATCTTGCAGGACAGACAGAGCAACGCAAGCGCGCAAGACTTTTGCCAAAG